CTTTATATGGATTTAACAATGAACGTCTTTGACTTCCCAATCTAACATCACGAAATACTGGCTTTGCTATAGACTTCTTACCAGACTTAGCCTGACTTAAAAGCAAAGAAGGAAGAGGACCAAAACTCTTCTTCTTCTCCTGATACATACTCTCCGCACTAGGACCACCAAAACACATCAGCTCTTCCTATTCCTTCTTGCAAAATTACGCGCAGCTTCAACACTGCCAAAACCCCAAGCCTTCAATGCCAAAGCCTTCCTAGTCGGCCTCCCCTTCTCGTCCTTCATCGGACCCCTCATTCCAGCAAATCTAGCCGCAAAAGAAACCTTCCTACTAAACCTTTTACTCCCAGCCTTAGGAGTATCTTTAACAGGAGGCTTTAAATTAGCCCCCTCAGTGCGCTTAAAAAAACGCCTACCAGCAGCAGTTAAACCACCCTTCGGATTCTTATGCTCTTCCCTCATAAAAAACCCTTAGCATACAAAAAATATTCTTGGCAATGCACAAACCTTTTTTACTAATAATGTGAGTAAGGGACCAGTAACATAGCGAGTGCTTGTAGTTTCCTCCCCCACCCCCTAGCTAAGGTCAATGGAAACCTTTATATCCCCCGCCACTTGTACCTGTGATCGATCGATGGGTTTATACCCAGCACGATCCAATAAATCCTTACTCGCCTCGAGCTGAACGTACTCAGACTTAGCGTTCTGAGCTAACCTACGAACAGTACCAACTGCTACAGTAGCACTAACTCCAAACTCTTCATTCATTCGCTGCATCATATACTGTTGCACATGAGGTGTCTTCAGTGCTTTGTAAGCGGAGACATATCCAGATTTACCTTCAGCGTATCCAGCTTCAACAGCAGCTTTAGCTGGTGGTAATCCTTTTGCTACCATTATATCCACCAGAGCCATTTGTTTATCAGTGAGTTTCTTAACAGCAGGTAGCATATCAATCCTTCTTTCTTAGTGTAGTAAACAGCACTTAGCTAAGTGTTGTATACTAACATATAGCTAAGAGTATGACGTCTTTCAAATAGAAGGATTGAGATACTCTAAACCATTGTTTCATTTACTAGCCCCCCTCTCCCTCTCTCCCCCCATTTGGACACTAGTTTGTACATACCTGTCAATACGTGACGTTACGTCACTAGTATAGTTACGTGGGGTCAAATGGCTAATTAGGGGATTGACCCCTATTTATCCATGTGTCGTTCACACTCTACACTTCCTACGGAGTGAAGACACAACGATCTCGCTCTGCGAGGTCTCGCTTCTATGTCTAGCTTGGTCAATCGTCTACACTCCCGACTTTGCTTTAGCAAAGCTCGTCCACTCCATCGATTGCCTGAGTAAGCCCTAGTAACTGAGCGATCCCTCACTCGCTCGATCATTGATCTATCTCTAACACACAATCTTACAATACTAACTTCCAGTTGGGCTTACGAATCAGCCCACCACAAGGACGGCAGTTCGTAACGTCATACAAGATGACGTAACGAGCCTACCGCCAGCAAAGCTGGTCTTGGCGATCCTTGCAGTGAACAGATTCGCTAGCCTCTCCTATCCTTGTACATGAAGAATGTATGTACGACATAGACAGATATAGGAGAACAAAATGTCTAAGCTAATCAATGAACTTATCAATCTTACACTAGATACAGAAATCTACAATTCATACGAAGACAAGTGGACACACGAAGACCAGATGGCTTTCCCACGGAAGATCATGATGGAAGCCATGATGGACAAGCTGTACTGGCTTACCAAAGGAAAGAACAGCAGCACTAAGCCATCTGGTAGCGAAGCCTACCTTGAGACGAAACAAGCTCAGGTGACATACGCACGACAGACCTTCCGAGGTGACGAAATCTCACTCATCAAGCTTCGCGGCTCTATCGCTAACTGCCAAGCAGCAGCCGACAAGCATACAGTACTAACTGATATGCAAGCTCAACTACACAAAGCTTACATCCAGTCATACGGAGAAGATTACCTACCGTATGGTTCAGCCCCAGCGTCAAACGTTCCTGTCGCTGCTGAGTCGGACATACCGACTGACATTCAGCAACAGCTTGAAGCACTAGGCATGGCTGAACCAGCTAATGATGAGCCAAGCAAGAAGAAGAAGAAGGCTTCTTGATAACAATGGGTAGAGGTTAATAGCCTCTGCCCTTTTTTTTTATGCTTCATTCTCACTCTAGCCTAGCTAGGGTGAGTGTGTGTGAATTTGCAGCAGCAAGTCACAATACAAAAATGAAACTAAAAATAAAGTGACGTAACGTAACAAATGACAGTACTGCATAAGTGCAACTACTATCTATTTGAAAGGAAACGTAATGGAGTTCTTTACTCTAATGACTGTAGTTTACATGATGAATCAGCAGCCACAAGAGCTGAAGATTTGGTTTGAAAACGAAAGTGATTGTTGGAGTGTGCTTATGCAAAACGACTCACTCTACGATCAGATCAATGCTAAAGCTGGATGGTGTGAAGTAAGCTACATAACCTCAAAATTAATTAGGCCAAAGATAAGGCCACAAAACTAAGGAGAACAAAAATGAAAACACTTGAAAAAGAATTACGCAAAGCATTAGAAAAAGAACTTGGCAAAGAAGCTAAGTCTTGGCTCGATGAGAAAGTAATTATAATTACCTCAGATGATAATGAAGGAGAGCAATAATGCAGATAACATATGATAAGAAACGATACCCAGAAATGAGTACCCATGATATGTGGGCAACAGGTGGGTATGTACCAATATGGGTAGTTGAATGGAACCTACGTCATGCTTTTGGCGCAGAAGAAAACTTAATTGATCATCTTGATAATTCATATAAACGAAGAGCAGGTATGTCAGTAAAAGACAATTCTCTTGGTGGAAAGATAGATGATGAAGGTGTCTATCGATACCCAGAGGATGAACCAATGTATCCATACATGACTTGGGAAACTAGAGATGGAACAGTTTATTTCTATCCTTACTCAGTCATGGGAATACCAACTGGATCAGAACATTACGCAGTGAGGATGGACTGATGGAATTAATTGAGGGGTATTACGACTGTGTACCAAAACGTACAGTCAATGAACGACATGGTTCATGCACTTCTTATATAGCGTACATGAATGGGCAGCCATCATTTACTTTATATTTATATGACAAAAGCCCAAACATGATTTCTATTCACGAAGGAGTAAGTGATGACTAGATCAACACCTAAATTTACAGGCAGAGACTATGAGTTTATTGCAGATAAGATTGCTCCGCATCTTAGTTGGGCAACAGCAATCAAGTATGTTGCTGATGAACTGAAAGCTACCAATCGAAACTTTAACTATGATAAGTTTGTAGAACGTGCTGAACGAGCATGGGAAGAAAACTATAACCTCAGCAAAGAAAACTTTGATGATGAAATCCCATATTAAAGGAGAGATAATGAGTAAGGTAAAATTATATGTAATGAATCGAGAAGAAAGAGCTGCTGAACGTGGAGCTGCTGATCGATACTATGGTCGCCAACCTGTTCCTCATATGTGGTTAGATAGCTTAGGCGTTAACTTTGTAAATGAAAAGCAAATGTCAACAAACGAAGTCGAAGCTTACTGGGAAGGATGGCGCAATGAAGAGGATAGAAAAGACTGGGGTGATACCTATTGACGAGTGCAGTATTTTTTCTGCATAAGTGCAGTATGAAATCATATCTAAACTATTTGCAAGATCGAGCAGAGGAGATTGATGTCTCCTTGCTAAAATGTTTTAAACGTGCTGAGATTCCTACCTCAACATATTATAGAACAGTCAATGGTAATACAGAACTTAGATACGATACAGCTGTGAAAGTAATCAATGTTATCGAAGAACTTAACTCGATACAAAAAGCCAGTGAGCATACCAAAGGACTACGAGAAGCTAATAAGCCTGTTGATCGAAGCTCGATTCGAGCAAGGTTTAAGCCAAGAGTCATTAGCTCATAAAATAGGTTGCACTTCTTCACTCATTCATAAGTGGGAAGCGCACAAGCGTATTCCCTCTGGGTTCATGTTAATTTGTTGGTTGGATGCTTTAGGATATGACATCGAAGTTACGAAAAGGGAAGTCGGCAACGTGTATAGCTTGTCAGATTAAAACAAATTGGTTCGTTGCAATTCTAAAAAGAAACTCAGGCCGTACAATGGAAAAGCATTGGTATGTATGCCTCAACTGTTATGAGGAAGATAAATGGCAAACCGTAACAAAAACAAAGGAACTTACCACGAAAAATGGTTTGTTCACTGGCTCGAAAAAGCGGGCATCAAAGCGAAAAGGCAACCCCTCTCGGGCAGTTTGGGAGGCGAGTATTCAGGCGACATCAAGCTCGAACTCAACGGAGAAGAATTGGTGGGAGAAGTAAAGTACAGAGACAAGTCTAACTTCCCTAGCCCATTCAAAGTATTAGAAGGCAGAGATATTGCTTTCTATAAAAGGCGGACTGGACAACCGCAAACAATAGTCATCATGAGTGGTGACAGATTTATAAAACTAATGGAGAACAGAGATGAGTGAACCAAGGCATGCAATGGTATTTATGTGCGATGAAAATAAAGCATGGCTTAATATAGTACCTGAAGCTGAAGGTGATGATAATAGAACACCAGCAGCTTCCAAAACATATGGACCATTCTATTCAATCAAAGAAGCTAGGTCTTTTGGTCATAATAATTTTCAAAACACTGGATTTGAAATACCACTTTTTAAATTAGTGGAGAGCAAAGATGAATCTTAAACAGAAGTGGTGGGAATGGCACAAACAAAACCCACATGTATTTGGATTGTTCGAAGAGTTTACTTTCAGAGCAATCAATCGAGGACACAACAGACTAAGTGCATGGCTTGTTGTTAATAGAATTAGATGGGAAACTAGCATCGAAACAAAAGGTGGTGATTTTAAAATAAGCAATGACTACATTGCGCTGTACGCCAGATACTTTATGCACTTGCACCCAGAATATAATGGCTTCTTTAAAATAAAGAAAATGAAAAGAGTAGAAATACAAGGAGAACAACATGAAGAATGTTACACATAAAGCAATCAAAGCAAATGTCTGGGATGCACACATTGCCAAAG